CCTCGGCATCTGATGTGTTTGAGTTCGGTGGCAGATTCTCAGTAGGTGGTGGATTCATGCATCAGCCCGGCGCACCTTGGGGTACTTACTTCCAACGACGAATCTGGGTTCCGTATTACTATGAGCCGGGTGGCACATTTGGTTCTTACACATATACTAGTCGTAAGATCACCGACGAAATTGTGGCATCCGACATTCTGGACACCACCACCTTCGACCAGATCGCCAACCAGTTCCGAATCTCTGGTGGTACGGCTGATTATGTGGTGGCCATGCACGGATTCTACGATGATGCGCTGGTAGTTCTTAACAGAAATAGCCTCCACATTGTGGCTAACACTCAAGGAAGTCTTACTGACACGGTAGTCAAAGAAATGACTAGCGAGGTTGGCTGCTTGGCTCGCAAAACCGTGGTGATGCAGGCAAATAACATGCTTTTTCTTTCAGACAATGGAGTCTACGGGCTTACATTTATGAACGATTACAACCTTCGCGGCACGGAAGAACCACTTTCCAAGAATATCCAGCCGTATATCGACAGAATCAATAAAAACTTGGCGGATAAATCAGTAGCAATCCTTCACGATAACCGATACTACATTGCAGTACCGCTAGATTCCGTGCCAAATGGTAATGATGCGCGTGGAAATAATGCGGTTTTGGTGTACAATTTCCTCAATAAAGGCTGGGAATCAGTAGATACTTACAGCGATTCTAGGTTTTTAATTGAAGACTTTGTAGTTGCCACCGCAGGGGTGCGTAATGACCTATATGCAATTGCCGCCAATGGTGGGCTGCACAAAATGGAGTCAAGTGAGTCTAATACAGACTATCTTGGAATAGATAATTCAAGCAATAGCCAGTCTGCTGTGGTAAATTCCTACCTTGTAAGCAGAGGATACGATTTTGGAACTCTTGAGCGCAAACGATTCACTGATGCCCAAGTCCAGATGCAAGCACTCGTCAACGAGCAGGCCGAATATAACATTGCATTTGCGGCCGAAGACCCAGACTCGTCTGTGGAAATTGGAAGCACCACCACGTTCCTTGGTGGTACTACGCTAATTGCCGATGGCGCAGGTGAATCTGAAACGGCCAGCATCCGCTGTAGGCTCGGTGGGGTTCGCGGATATACAGGAACAATGACATTGACAAGAACTATTGGTTCCCCTAAGGTCCACTCTATTCAAGTCTCTGGTTCCATAACTAATAGACAAATCCTTTCACAGAAATAATCTCATGGGCGTTGTAAATACTACCTACACATTTACTGGAACCGACACAATCACGAGTTCCAAGCTAAACAACATTATTGACGACACAACATTTACTAGCGATGCCATCTCGGGATCTACATTACAGATTGTTTCCCCAGGAAAACTGGCAGTTGCCGCTGGTGGTATTACATCTAATGAACTTGGATCTAACTCTGTAACAACAGCAAAAATTACTGACGCTAATGTTACCACTGCAAAAATAGCGGACGCTAGTGTGACTCCTGCCAAATTGTCTAATTCTGATTTTGGGGCATTTACTGTAGCATCAGGTGTTGCAACACTAGACGATAATTCTGTGACAACTTCAAAAATCACAGATGCAAACATTACTGCCCCAAAACTAAGTGGAACGCAAACTGGAACCGCACCAATTTTCGGGATTCGAGCATGGGTGAATTTTAACGCTCAAGCAAATACAGATCTTTCTGGAACATACGCAAGAACTAGCTCAACAACTGTCACCATTACGGCAACAGCTCACGGTCTAATCGCTGGCAACGCAGTATTTATTGATTTTGCTGTTGGCACTGGAACAGCTCCATTTGACGGTTTGTATTTAGTTGATTCCGTAACTGACGCAAACACATTCACGGTAATTAGTTCAACGACGACCACATCGACTGGTACAGCTACATTAAGGCGTAAAACAATCCGTGGTTCAGGTAATGTATCATGCGTTTCTGCTGCATATTCTGGAGCCAATCCAGCAAGCCCCCCAGCATCAGACCAATCTGCCGGAAATGGTTATTATGTTTTAAACTTTTCTACAGCAATGCCAGATAGCAATTTCTGTGTGAGTGGTGTTGTAAGTCAAGATGGTGAATTAACATCAAGTTCAGGCAACGATGTGCTTGGTGGATCTGCATATAATGAAAAATGCGCTTTTATCACGAGTATTAGCGTAGCATCATCAGCAGTAGCTTGTCTTTATAATAATGTTCAAATTATTAGATGAACCAGCACCTAGCCAAAGTATTTCATGAACCTAGACCTTTCACATATTGACCCAGACATTCTCGCTACCTGTAGCGAGTCTGACAAGGTTGAGTATGCTATGTTTAAAAGTGAACAGAAGGTTGATTTACCGTTGACTCATGTTTTTACTCCCGGTTTGTATGTCAGAACAATTTTTATGCCAGCCGGGTCAATAGTAATGTCAATGACTCATAACACTAGGCATCCATTCATTATTAGCACTGGAGAGGTTGATGTGGTTACACCAGATGGCCCAGTTACACACATTGCTCCGTATATGGGTATTACAGAACCGGGAACTAAAAGATTTCTGCATGTGAAAAAAGATACAACATGGACTACTTTTCACGCCAATCCTGAAAACATTGAAGATCCAGACCAAATTGTTCAAATAATTTCAGAAGAACTTCACAATCCGCTGCTTGACGACAACGACATGCAAAACCAATTGTGGAAAAAAGATGTTTCAAGTTCAAAAATAATTAACGCAATTCACGATATGATTACAATTCAAGATCCTCAATTAAAAATTGAAAGCGAGGTGATGCTATGAGTTTAGCAGCGGTTGGAACAGCTGCGGTTGTAGCTGGAGCAGGTGCATCAATCTACGGTGCATCTCAAGCTGGCAAAGGTGCTGGTAAACCACCTAGACCAGTTGATATATTTGATGTAGCAACCAAGGGTAAGTACAAAGGAACCAATTTAGCCCAACGACAAGCAACTGGTCTTTTTGAAAATTACTACCCAATGGCCATTCCATTGGCGTTACGCGCAAGCGAGCAGTATGGGCCTCAACTCATGGCCCAAATGTTCGGGCAGACTGGGCAATTCCTTGGTGGTGTTGAAGGTCAACCGGGTTTCCAAGCCTTGCAACGCACAACTGGAACTGAAGCTGGTAAGACTTTGGCTCAACTTCGCGCCGAGGAGTTGGCACAGCAGGCTGGTCAAGCTGGAATGACGCGCAACCTTATGGCCGCGCTATCTCCAGAGCAGGCGGCAGCAGTTCAAGCGTCAGCGCAAGAAGCAGCAAGGGCTAGGGCATCTGCTCAAGGAGTAACCGCAGAAGAGCGCAGAATGTACCAGCAGGCCGCGAGAGAGTCAGCACAGGCATCTGGTCGTCTTGGTGGTAATGCCGCAATTGCCGCAGAAGTAATGGGACGGGAGAACATCATGGCTCAGAAGCGAGCCGAGGCAGCACAGGCTGAAAAACAAGCCTACGCTCTAGCTGGTGAGTTCTACACCAACCCGGGTCTTCAGGCGTTGCGTAACGCGCCACTGTCGTATCAGGCTGGCCAACAAGACCTTAGAACAGCTCTAACACTTGGCCCTGCGTCATCTGGGGACTTTGACTACAATATGCCTCTTAACTTTGCCCAGCAGGCTGCTGGAGCGGAAAACCAATACAACCAAGCAGTCTATCAGACCAACCTAGCTAACCAACAAGCCAAGGCACAAATGTGGAGCGGAATTGGAAGCTCACTTATGGGCATGGGAATGAATATGGGTGGTGGTGGATTTAACTTTGGAGGAGCAGGCGCTGGAGCTGGAATGCAAACCGCACAAAGCCCTTGGGGAACAGTAAGATATAGCTACATCTAAAATTATGGCACTATTCGCAGGACAAGTACAAACAGCACCATATCAATCGCCAGACTACGGGCCTTCCGTAGCCGCTGCGCGTGATCTAGCTATGGCTAGGGCGCAGGGGGTTGCTGGTGTGGTAGGAAAAGTTGAAGACTACTTCAAGGAGCAGGGGGAGAAGAAGAAGGCACTTAAACAAGCGTCATCTCAAATTCAAGCCGCGCTCACATTGATGCCGGAGCTATCGCCAGTTCTCTCTGGAATCTCTGGCAATCTTAAGGATGAGAACATCTCTCTTGACGATAGGTTTGCAGAAGCGTCTATTGTTGGTGATCTAATTAAGAATAGCATTAGCGCGCTTCAAAGCCATCAAATGATGAACCTTCGCCAGCAGAAGTTTGCCGCATCGCAAGCAGGCGGTGGTGGCGAAGAAGACTCCTCAAACATAAACCCATTTACAGGACAACCCTACTAATATGGCTGAACAAGTTCAATCACTATCAAGTCTTCTTCCAGAATCTTCGCCATTTGGTCGCAAGTTTATGGAGGCTGATGTTCTTATTTCCGATCTTGAATATGCCGGTTACAGCAAACCGGCTCAAGATTACAGAAACAAAATTATCTCTCAAGTCGAACTTGGGAAGATGGCAAAAAGCCCAAAAGAAGTAAAGGCTATTGCATCTAACATTGAGGGAATGCTTGGAGGACTAAAGTCGCTTTCTAAAACAACTCTCGAAAAAGCTCCACAACCAGAGGAACCATATACATATATCACTCCAGAACAAGAAATCCAACAATATGGTGGGCCGCTTGAGGGAACATATGTAAAAAAAGGTGCTGGTGGAAAACCAGAAAGAATTGAACCAAGTAGAACATATGCAAGCCCAGAAGAACAGCTTAGACTTGAACAACTGAAAGCGGCAGACCAAACATTAGGAGATGTTAAAAAAGAAGCGGAATCATTTCTTAAAATAACCCCTGAATTAAATCAACTTAATAAGTTGCTAGACAGTGGCGTTCAAACGGGTAAATTCCAAAATGCAATCTTGCCACTAAAGCAATTTGCTACTGATCTTGGTGTTCCTGTTGGTGATGTCGCAAGCCAAGAGCAATTTAGGGCTATTTCTGGACAACTTGCTTTAACATTTGGTCAAAAACTAAAAGGCAGTATGTCAGATGGCGATAGGGCGTTGCTTGTTGATAAAATATCCCCATCTGTTGGCCTAACCCCAGAGGGGAATAAAATGATCATTGAGTTTTATAAAGCTGGAGCTGAAAAAAACAAAATGATTAGAGATACTGTTCTTAGAGGCAGGAAGGAAGGAAAGAATCCGTATGAGATTGAAGAAGAGGTAAACAATATAATTGATAGTGATATTATTGTTGAAAAGGTCACTAAAAAGTTCCCTCAACTCATGGAACAGGGCCAGCAAGCAACTCAACAACCTACAATAAACTTGAGTCCAGGTGCTTCAAGCGCACTTGAAAGAGCTAAGGCATTGAAAAATCAAAATAAATAATCTAAATGGCCGACGAAAAACTAGACCAAGAGTTTAAGTTAAAAATTGACGAGATAAGCTCGGCAATGGAAACGCTTGGAGGCGCTTTATCTCAAGCTGAGTCGTCTGGCGATCAAAATGCTGTCGCTCAAATCACCTCTGATATTTTAACTCTTGAGCAAGAAGCTGCAGGCATTCAGCAACAAAGGGCTGAAATGATGTTGCAAATGCAGCAGCCACAACAGTCATCTCAACAGGCAGCAAGAGAATCGCTTGCAACTGGAGCATATAAGGTTTACGAAGAAAAACCAAGTACTGAGGTTAGTTTTCCATATGGCGGAGTGAGGTTTCAAACTGGAGCAACTCAATCAGTCAAAAAAGATGAAACTGAAAAAAATCTTTCAACTCAAATCGCACAGGCGCTGGGGGTTTCGCAAGATAAAGTTGATCTCAAAGAAGGCCTTCCGGTATCCGATCGAATTGCTCTTGATTGGTTTCAGAATCCAGAGTTAAAAGCGGAGTACATTAGAAAAAATTATCCAGATAATTCAGAGGCTCTTGTTGTTGATGGAGAGCCAGTATTTGCGGTTAGAACTAACGATGGAAAGGTATCACTCTCGACCGGTAGCGGCGGATCTATTGAAAATGCTTTAGCGATTACTGGTGGGTTGGCTTCTGAGGCAATCCCAATGGCGGGGGCTATTGGCGGCGCAATGGTTGGAACGCCAGCTGGAGCTGGTGCTGGAAGTTTTGTTACTGGCCCAATGGGTGCTGCAATTGGATACACGGCAGCCGGAACAGCTCAAGACACATTTGTTCAGTGGCTTACTGGAGTTGACCAGCCAGCAGTAAAGACATTTACTGATAGAGGGAAGGAAGCTCTTATTGCCTTGCCAATTGATTTGGTAACAGCTGGAAGCGGGAAGTTTTTATCAAGGAGGCTTGGTGCAAATTCATTGCAAGATGCTCAAAATGCCACCTTGCAATCTATTGAGAGGCTTAAAAAACAAGGTATGGAATTTGATGTTCCTGCTGGAATTAGATTTGGCCCAGCTGGTCAAGAAACACAAAAGATTCTAGCATTCCAGAAAAAAGGCAAATTGCTTAGGAGGATGGAGAAAACCCAAGAGCAATTGTTAGATTATAACAACGCCCTTCTTAATGGGTTGCCAAATGAGGCCGGAGTTTATCAAAAAACAATTGAAAGTCTTAAAAAAGACCATGACGCTCTTGTCAACCAAATAGCTGGAGACGACCAGCAAATTAAAAACCTTATTCAATCAAACCTTCAAAAAAGGATTGATGCCTTACAGGTAGAGATTCCAGATAAAGAACCAGCTGGGAAAATAATTAAAAAAATCTTAGATTCTGCAGAGGACGAAGCAAATATTATTAAATCTGATGTTTATTCTGATTTTTACTCTTTATCTAAAAAGAACAAACTCAAGGTCAATCCAGACTCAATGGCTGATGTTCTTTTTGATTTAAGGATGGACATGAAAGGCATGAGAAACCCAATAATTGACAAAATAGAGGAAGAACTAAGGCAAAGAAAATTTAATGTAAAAAAATACAACGATTTTAAAAAGTCCGTCAAAAATGGTGAGGTTCAAGGCGATCGAGACACAATAAGCAGAATGCTTAGAGATTTGCAATCACAGGCCGGCCCATTGGATTATGAAACGATGAACGCCTATATAAAGAGAATCTCAAAAGCTGTGCCTGAAGGCGGGGCTGTTGGGGGAACTGAGGCACAGCAAGTAGCAAGCATGGCTGAGGCTAGGCTTCAGCAATTTAGAGATTCAATTTATAAGCGTGACAATATGGCTGGTGCGTGGGCGAATGCCAGGTTAAAGATGCAAGAAAGAATGTCTTTTGAGGGGCAAACTCCAGCAAGAATGATGAAAACAATATTTGGCGATGATGTTATGACACCATCCCAAGTAATGAATACACTTATTTCAGACCCAACAAAAACAAGACAAGTTTTTGATCTTCTTAGCAAAACTCCAGATCCGGGACTTGCCAGTCAACTTCCATTTATTAGAAAACAAGCTCAAGACATTTATCTTGATTCAATTGGATTAAGTAGAAGGCCTGGCATTGGCGCAAAACAGGTAGACTTCAATCCAGAAGTCGCAAGGGTTTTGTGGGGCGTTGACAGAAAAGGAAATATCAATGAACTTTCTGGAAACAGGATTGTCCAAAAACTCAATTACTTAAATAAAGCATTTGCCGATGCAAAGGTTCCAATTAAAGACATTGGTCCAGATGACATTAACGCATACTTTCAAACGCTTGATGAAAATTCATCAAAAAGTTTGGCTAACGCAATGATTTCAAAAGCAAAGGCTCAAGATGACCTTGATAGATTTACAAATAACAAGGTTGTTGAGCTTGCACTAAAGGGTAAATGGGAGTTCCTCGATGGAGATTCGCTTCCAAAAGCGTTGATTTCAAATACAACTTCATATCGTGAGGTTGGAAGGGTTTTGTCAAAAATGCCAGATGGGGAAAAACAAGTGCTTGCAAATGATTTCATGCGCGAGCTGCTTAATAATTATCCCGGAGGAACTCCGATGAGCCGCGCTCCATACGCAACATTCTGGGACGCAAAAAGATTTCTTAAAGACATTGATACACCAAAAGGCAAGTCTGACCTTGTGCAAAAAATGGAAAGGATTCTTGGGCCAGAAAAAACCCAAGAGTTTATTGATGTGTCGCGTGTAATGGATGCTACATCTATAAGCAATGCGCTACCCAAAGATCAATTGAGATTTACAGCAGGACTTGGTGGTTTTAGCTTTTATCTTGCTGAGGGATTAACATCATTTGCTAGAAATGGATTCTATTCTGCAATGCTTGGATCTAAGGCGGCAGATCGTTCTGGATTGCTTAAATTTATTGCGCGTGATGCTGGGCCACAAAAGACGGAAGAAGCGTTCAGAAAAGCCGTAAAGTACACAATTGGAACAAGGGCTGGAATCCAAGCCTTAATGGAACAGTCAAGAAATGATCCAAGGGTCGCAGCAGAGCTTCAAAAATTTGCTGCAACGATGAATCAAAGCGAGATTGAGGCTCAAGAAACAATTGACAAAGATCGGTCGATGCAAAAGTAGTTGCGTTCTACAGAAATAAACGCTAAGGCTTGCTTGCAAACCAAATGAGCGACGAAGACCTATCAGCGATTGATAGTAAAGAGGCGATGAAAGAGTTCTTCCTTGAGGTCAAGGAAAGGGCCAAGCAATTCCCTCGGAACACTATCGAGAACTACAACCCGAATGTGGCGGCACAGATCCTCTGGATGCTGGCGCAGGGTGGTCGTATTAGCGTTATTGCCCAGAAGTGCAAGGTCAGCCACGAGACTGTACGCTCGCTTGAGTGGAGACACAACGATACGCTGGAGTCAAAGCGCAAAGAGTTTTCCAAGCGATACGCCATTGCTGCCGCTGAGTACACGGACCTGCTATTTGAAAAGGCCGAGCAGTTGAGCCGCGACCCAGACCAGCTCAAGGCAATCTCCCCAGACCGATTGGCGTTGACTATTGGCATTATGACCGATAAGGCTGGACAGCTTTCTGGCATGGCGAGTACTATTGTTGAGCATCGCAAGGGGCCATCTATTGATGATGCCGCCAAGATGATCGCAGAAGCCAAGTCCCGTATTGCTAATAAAGTCAAAGCCCAAGCAGTTGAAGCAGAGATCGTAGACTAATGCAATGGCGTAAGCACCCAATCCTCCAGCCCCCTACTGATGACGAGGTGGCAATAATGGAGCCAGATGAACTTGTGGAACTCCACAGGGTTTACCATGAGGCTATTGATAACGCCGAGAAAGACCCATTTCGCTATGGCTTTAGGCTTCCGCATTGGGAAAAAGCGGAGGAGCAATTGCAGGAGGTATCTGAGATTTTGGCATTAGGTGGAAATCGCAGCGGCAAAACTGCATGGGGATCATTCTGCGTGGTCAAGGCGGCTATCGAGAATCCAAAGTCTGAGATTATGTGCTTCGCTCAAACATCCGAGGTGAGCATTCGCCAGCAACAGAGTGCCGTATGGGAGTGGCTACCAGCGGAGATGCGTACCAAGCAGACATCAGCTAATGCCTACATTTCGTACACGAAGAAGAATGGCTTCACGGATAACTCGTTGATCCTACCTAATGGGTCGCAGATTATCTTTAAGACTTATTCACAATACCAGAACAATCCTACGATCCTAGAAGGTGCGGAGCTTGGAAGTCGTGATCCTAAGTGGCACAATATCGGTGTTTGGCTCGATGAGTACCTTCTAGGCAACGAACTTATTGACACCCTACGATTCCGTCTTGCTACCCGCAACTCCAAGATGCTGGTGACCTTTACGCCCATTGATGGCTGGACTGAAGTTATTAAGGAATACTTAGATGGTGCGGTTAGCGTGTGCAGCAAGGAGGCAGAGTTGCTCAATGGAGAGCTTGTCCCCTATGTCCAGCGTAGTAAGAAGCGCAACGCATCCGTCCATTACTTCCATTCCAAGGACAACCCTTTCGGTGGCTACGAGCGAATCAAGGAGACACTGGTGGGGAGGCCAAGGGAGGAGATTCTGATTCGTGCGTACGGGGTTCCTGTAAAGTCCCACGCCACCAAATTTCCCAAGTTCAACAAGGAGGTTAATGTGGTTAGCCCCGACAAGATCCCGACTAGTAACATCACTCGTTACCATATCATCGACCCTGCTGGATCGAAGAATTGGTTTATGGCATGGATTGCTGTGGATGCCTCTGGGACATTCTGGGTCTACCGCGAGTGGCCTGGCGTTGAGGTTGGTGACTGGGCAGAATGGAAGGGCGGCAAGTGGATGCCGGGACAGGGTGCTAAAGGCCAAGGGTTTGGTATCCGTGACTACATGGACTTAATTGCCGAGCTTGAAGGTGATGAGAAAATCTTCGAGAGGCTAATCGACCCTCGCCTTGGAGCCGCTAAATACCAGTCGTCAGATGGCGCATCGAGCATTATCGAGGACTTGAATGACGCTGGAATGGTCTGTCTTCCAGCCCCTGGCTTAGACATTGACGATGGCCTTCAAGCACTTATTGGCAAGATGTCGTGGGATACAACTAAGCCAGCCGACTCCGTAAACCGACCGCACTTCTATGTGTCCGAGGAATGCGAAAATATCATCCAAGCATTGAGCGAGTACACAGGTGACGGTGGCCTCAAGGAAGCATGGAAAGACCCAGTCGATGTGCTTCGCTACGCTGCAATCGCAGGAATAGATCATGTTGACGAAACCCGTAATTTTGCTACAAGACAAGGAGCAGGAGGCTACTAATGGACAACCTAGAACAAACCCAAGCATTTAGCGATACGCTTGATGCCGCCATTGACAGATTCACCCAAGAGTTCGACTTGAGCTATGCCTCGGTCATTGGGGTGCTTGCAATGAAGGCTATCGAGATCACAATCCAATCATCTATTAACTATGAAGACGACGACGAAACCAGCAGTTAAGCGAGGCCGCCCCCGCAAGATTAAGCCAGAAATTCAAGATTCCACCTTGGAATCTCAAGATGGGTTCAGTTATGAAGGGGATTATCTAGTCATCCGTAAATGCCCAAATCCAAGCTGGGTCATGGTTCGGATGGATGGGGAGGCGGTTCCAGTTAAGTGTCCACCTAGGGTATCGCACAAACTAGTTGGCAAACCTATAAAAGTTGCTATGATTCGCCCCGAAGTAGGCGAGGAGTTCTACGAATACATGCCATCATGAGCGCACCAACAGAAGAGCAAGAAGAGTCGATGATCTATGCCGAGGACGGCCCGAATGTCATGGCGTTAGCTGACGCATATGACAAGTGTCTTATTGACTTGGAGGAGTATTTCGAGGCTTGCCTTCGTTCCTATGACGACCGCCGTAACCTGTGGCCTGGGAAATCTGACGACCTCCGCAAGCAAGGCGCAAATGCTTTCCCTTGGCAAGGAGCATCCGATATTGAGGTCAATGTTATTGGGGAGCGTATCAACGCATTTGTGTCCATCCTAGACCAAGCCTTGCAGCGTTCTCACATCAAGGCATTCCCGACATCTATGGCATCCATGCCACGGGCCTCGATGGTAAGCGGATTCCTTAAATGGATGAGGTCTACCTACATTCCTAACTTCCGTCAGCAGATGGAGTTGGGTGCGAATTATCTGCTAGAGAAGGGGCTGATGGTGTCATATGTCGGATGGAAGCGAGAAAAAAGGACATATTTGCAACGAGTATCCATCGAGGAAATCGCACAAGTCTCCCCTGATCTAGCAGAACTTATTGCCAGCGGCGCAGACGACGAGATGGTCAAGGGTATGCTCCAGACAGCATTCCCAGATCTATCCGATAAGCGCACCAAGAAAGCTATCCTCGATCTCCGCACCAAAGGATTTGCTGAAGTTTCTATTCCTCGCACCTCGGTAGATTGCCCAGTAGTTTACTCATGCGCCCCCGATGGCGAGGTGTTTTTCCCTGCCTATGTGACCGATCCGCAGCGTTCACCCTATGTCTTCTGGCGCACATTCATGACGGCTCAAGAGCTGGAGAAGAAGGTAGCTACCGAAGGCTGGGATGCTGATTGGGTCGAAAACGCCATCCAAACCCTGCGTGGAAAGGATTCCATGTATCTCGATGGCGAGAAGCTAAAGACAATCGACCGCCTGCCTATTACGGACGACAATGACCTTGTGATGGTGGTCTACGGCTATCAACGCCTCATCGACGAAGAGGATGGTTCTGAAGGCATCTACTGCACAGTCTTCCACCCTACCACCGAGGGATACGCAAAACACGAACTACTCAATGGCTATGACGACTACCCCTTTGTGGTTACGCGCCTATCGAACGACCAGAAGCGAATGTACGAAACACAGACATTCTCGGACATCCTCCGTGGAGCGCAAATGCAAATCAAGACCGAGCGTGATTCTCGTATTGATCGTGCTTCTCTGGCTACTCTCCCTCCACTACTGCACCCGGCTGGTCGTCCTCCCTCTGATTGGGGGCCAGGAGTAAGGGTTCCATATCGCCGCCTTGGCGAGATCCAATGGGGGCCGCCGCCTCCAGCCGACAATGGTTCTATTGAGGTTGAGGTATCCATGACCGCACAAGCCGACCGTGCTGTTGGTCTGGATATGTCCAATCCAATCTCCGCTTCTCGCCAGCAATTCGTGGTATCCAAGTTCTTGGATCATGTCCGCGATGTACTCAACATGGCGTGGAAATTGTATCAGCGCATGGGGCCAGATGAGGTGTTCTTCCAAGTTACTGGAAATCCCAACCCACAGGTGATGACCAAGGGTTCGGCTGACGAGAACTTCTCCATCGTAGTGAACTTCGACTCACAATCTAATGACCCAGAGACGGCTGAGACTCAGCTTAAGAACATGGTGTCCTTGGTGCAGCTCGACCGCAATGGAATCATGGATGTGAATAAGTTGCTTGAGTTTACGGCATCCAGCATCAACCCAATTTTTGCTGACTATGTTCTACAGCCTGCCGAGGAAGCCCAGCAGAAGGTGATGAAGAATGTCACAGACGACCTTGCTAAGATCTTCGCTGGCATCGAGGTTCCTGCCCAGCCAAACGGCGCACAGATGGCAATGCAAATGATCCAAGCCTATGTCCAGCAACCAGATGTGGCAGCACGCGCACAGCAGGACGAGGCGTTTGCAGCACGACTCCAGAAGTACAGCCAACAATACGAGATGATGCTAATGCAAGCACAGAACGCTCAGATAGGACGAGTTGGTACGACTCCAGCTCAAATGGGCGGTGTGACCACCCAAGGAATGCAACAAGGATAATCTATGAAAAAGCCAAAATCTAAAGCAGCCAAACAGGCGAAGGTTGGTAAGGTGATGAGTGAGTACAAAGCAGGTACTCTCCATGCTGGTCGTGACCCTAAAGGCCCGAAGAAAGCACCTATCGTTAAGAACCGTAAACAAGCGGTTGCAATTGCCCTTAGCTCTGCCGGCATGTCCAAGAAACGCAAGTGATATGAAAAAAGGAAAATCATGTGGCTGCGGCCACGAAAAGATGGAGCGCAAAGGTAAAGGCAAAGGCAAGGGCTATGTCGAGATTGAGATCAAGATGAGCCGTGCGCCCAAGAAGACTGCTAAGCGTAAGTGATGAAAGCCAAGATGCTCAAGCGTAAGGATGGTTCCATGTCCAAGCGTGGCATGTGGGATAACATTCGTGCCGCCGCTGGATCTGGCAAGAAGCCTACCAAGGAAATGCTCAAGCAGGAGCGAAAAATCAAACGCGCAGAGAAACGAAAGTAATATGACACCCATACCCAAACCAGACATCCAAACCGCAGTAGAAGCCCTCCGTGATCGTGAGGAATATGCCGCAATTCTCCAGTTTATCTACGACGAGCGCGAGAAATTCTTCGGTGACCTACGCCAAGCAGAATCCTCTAACGATGTAATGAAGATCGCAGGGTCTGTGGCTGCCCTAGATGAGCTACTCTCAGTCCTCTCTTGACAAACCCCGTCTAATCTGCTAACGCTTTCCACGCATTCAACTTCGGTTGCGTGTTTTGTTTCGTTTAGTTCATTGTTTCAGTTTGGGTTGACACCCTCGGGAGGTTGCAAATCTCTCGGGGGTGTTTCTTTTATGCGATTAGAAACATCTTATCAAGAGCGTCTTCTTCTTCAATGAGCCGATTGAAGTCTTTGATGTGATTGGCGTACTCAATATCTTCATGGAAATCACTCATAATTTCTATTCTGTGTGGATGCCTCATCTTTCGTATGGCATGCTCTCTAATCCGATAAGCCCTCCCCGTGCTAATTCCAAGTAACCTACCAAGTTCGGCGGCCTTTATATCCATATTCTGGAGCATGAAGATCTCCCTGTGATCTACACCAGATTCTAGTATTTCCCGCCAGAACCCATTAAGGTCAACCTTGCAGTTCGATGGGAGCTTTTCAGCCTTCTGGGCTAACTTGAGCTTTTGTTTTAACTGCCACTTCTCAAGGTCAAGTCTCCCAATATTACCTCTTATCTCGTCAATGATATGGTTGATCCTAGTAATCTTACCCTTCTCGAATTCAATCTTCTTATCTATTGACCTAATTTCTTTTTGTATTTGTTCGGCATTCATCTGTTTGGTGGCGTTATTTTATGGGCCTCGTTGCCAGACTCAAGAATAATTTGAATTATTTTTTGTCGTACTTAGTACCACCTACCATTGGGTTGACTTACACTTGTCTTATTTAGTGCTAATTTGTACTAATTTAGTATTAAGTTGACTTAATTAGAAAGTCACCTCGCTTACGCTCGATCAAACTTCCCTCCGAGAGGAAAAAACATACCGACCTCTTAGGGCTGTAATTACAAACCCTATGATTCGTGGTCTACCATGTGGAACCCCTATTTCTAGAGACCCAATTCGGTTGTGCGCTCTTCCCCCCGCTTCGGATTAAAACCTGTAGCGGACGCTGGGTGATAGGTCGGAATCAGAGCCAGCCGCGAGCCTAATGGTAGTGAAGTATTCTCATACCCCTTTGCCCGTCCTAATGGCTGTCTTGTTCCAATAGGAACCGACCTTAAAAACAAAGGCCAGTACGAGGAAGTGAGAGTACTCGTACCGGCCTTAGATCCTTTGCTTGCGCTCTGGAGGGGTGAATGGTGACGCTGAATCTCACTTCTCGTCAACGCCAAAATACCACATTCTTACCCTGCGTCAATGGGAAATCGTTTAAGATCACAATCTGTGATCTCGCCTAATCTGACGATATAAAGCCATAGTTCACGGTTAATCGCCATTTGTGACGAAATTTAATGTCACAATTTGCGTCAAATCTAATACCTTACCAAACTACTTGACTTAATAAGGATTAAATGCTTGACTCCACTCATCGCCGCCGCAGGGCGTTAACCAGCGTACAAAAAATGACAGACAATACCAATCAAGCTACCGCCGAAGCTGACAAATCGGTGTCCGACAATCTCAGTTTTGAGGAGCTTATTGCTCGCAGAATTGGGCAAGAAACTGCACCAGAGGAAACCGAAGAGGAACCCCAGGATGCCGAGGAACCCGAAGAAACCGAACCTGCCAGTCAAGACGACGAGGAAGAGGTGGAGGAGGCCGAGGAAGAATCCGAAGAGGAATCGGAAGAATCCAAAGAGCAGTCAGACATAGACCTGTTGAATCTGACCCCAGAGCAGATCCAAGACCTAGCCAAGAAGGGCAAGAGCCGACTCCTTCAACGGATCGGAGAACTCACCGCCCAAAAGCGCAGTCTTGAGGAAAAGCTGGCGGCACAGCCACAGATGACTCGCCAAGTCGAGGAGAATGAAATCCCCGAGGCAATCCGAAAGCTGAATACTTTCGAAAACCTCAAGGAGTTCTACGACGAAATGACGAAGACTCTGGAGTCAACGGACGAGATCTTGGACGAACATGAAGACTACGGGCCAGATGACATCATTACCGTAGGCGACAAGGAGTTCACCAAGAGGCAGATCCGCAAAGCCAACAGGAACGCTAAGGAGGCACTGACCAAGTTCATCCCAGCACAACAACAGCAGCTGATTAAGGTTGCCCAGTTTGGTGAGATGTCAAAGCAGTACACCGAGGCCGCCAAGAAAGAGGTTCCAGAGATCCAGGATGAAGAATCCGAGATCGGGAAGAACTACAAGGCGCTAGTCGAAGACCCACTTGTTGCGAGAGTTAAAAGCGAAATCCCCGAAATTGGGATGCAAATTGAATACATTCTTGCTCATGCGGCAAGGTCGATCTTTGGGAAAAAAGCTAAGGCTGTCCAAGCTGGAGCTGGGAACAAGTTGAAGGTGTCACCACCCGCTTCCCCAGTTGGATCTGGCGCGGCACGGTCTGGCGCAAATACCAAAGCGAAAGCCAAAGACGCATACAGCAGGTTTGAATCGACTGGTTCAGTCGAAGATTGGGTTGCATCACGAATCGCTAAGTTAAAATAAACCTTTTATCTTAAATCACTATTATGAGTATCTCGAATACCTACCAACCAAATGCGCCCCAAGCCAAGCTCGGCACGGGTTCCGCTATCTCCAACCGCGAGGATCTCAGCAACGAGCTGACTCTCCTTGCTCCAGAAGAAACCCCGCTCCTTAGCCTTTGCGCCAAGGGTAAATCAAGTGGTACTTTCAGCGAGTGGACTGCCGATGTTCTTTCGGCTCCTTCGACTGCTGGTATCTCTGAAGGTACGGATGTTACTGCCTTTGATGACAAGTTCGCAAGCCGCGCTCGTCTTGGCAACTACACCCAAATCTTCCGCCGCGACTACATCGTGTCGAACCTGCAACAAGCTGTTAGCTCCGTTGGCCCAGCCAATGTTGCTCAAGCTGAAGCTAAGTCGATGCGTGAACTGAAGCGCGATGTCGAGGCTGCTATCTGCTCGGACAATGACCGTAGCGTTGAGAACGGTGCTGGTACCCCTTATGCCCTCCGTGGCCTCGGTGACTGGCTCGACTCTGCTGGCCCTTCGGATGTTCCTGCTGCTTATCGTACGCCTTCGGCTTCGATTGCTACTTCGCAACCGAACGAGACGACCTTCAACGACATCATCGCTTCGATCTACACCGTCAATGGCGAGGCCAATAACCTCACCCTTATTGCTGGTGTTGCTCTCCGCAAGGTGATCAGCAACTTCACCCGTTCGTCTGGTGCTGCTTCTTCTGAAGCCGTGTATCGCGTTAACCAAGACGCTTCGTCCAAGAAGGTCACTCACGCTGTGACTCTGTACGAAAGCGACTTCGGTATCGTTAATGTCATCAACGGCAACCCTTCCTGTATGCCATCAACCAATCGCGGTTATGTTGTGAATCCGAAGTATCTCGGCTTCAACACCCTCATCCCGATGGGTTCGACTCGCCTTGAGAACCAAGGTGGTGGCGAGCGTGGTTTCGTGGACATGGTTGGTACGCTTGTTTGTAAGCATCCCGGCGCACACGGCAAGATCGCTTACTAATCGCAACTAAACACTAAAGAAAGGAAATTATATTATGCCACAACTTGTGAATAACGAGCGTAGCCCCTACACGGATGTTGTTAAAATCACCGCCGCTGATCTCATCGCGATCGGCAACGGTGGTACTCGCGTAATTGCTGAAATCCCCGCTGGTGGAGCTGTTGAGCTTTGCACCGTGACTAACACAGTTGACATTGTCGGTTCGTCCAGCCTTGTCATTGATGTCGGAACTACGCTTGCTGATCCAGATGAGTTCATCAACGCCCTCGATGTGGACGCGATGACCGTTGGTCTTCCGACCGCTAACACTGGCGATGCATTCGTTCAAGCTGCTGGAACCACCACTATCAAGGGTGGATCGCTTCCAGTTGCTCCTGCTTCGGCTGCTACTCCAGTCTACATCAAAGTGACCGATGCCGCCGTGGCTTCGATCACCGCTGGTGAGATCATGATTGGCTTCCGCATCTTGGATCTTACCAAGTTTGCCTAATCCCTGATGGCGGGGGGTGGGTTCTATCCCCATCCTCCGCTTTCTTCAACACCTTCAACAAAATGCCACTAGTATCAAACAAGGGAACAGACACGGGTTATACTCATTATCTCAGATTTACATGGGAAGACCTGCAACGCGAATCATGGCGTGATGGCGGAACATCAAACGATGTAAGAAAACGAATTGCCGCGTTAAAAGCGGGTGATGTTGTTACATATGCTTTGTTTTATACAGCGGTTCCATCCTCTGGGGCAAGTGACATGGCGATGACCTCTAGTACAA